TCAGGACAGATGTTAGCGGTCCCGTTATCGGGAGGACCCAGTCCAGTTTGTGCTTATTTTGTAAAAGACATATCAAGACAATGTGAACAGGTAGATTATGGCTCAGTCTGGTAGTAAAAGTGTGACAGTAAAAATAGATGCACCAATCATTGTAACATCAGATGGCACACCTGTATGGGGCAATGAAAAATGGCCTATGAAATTTTTTGATTGGCTGGGCAAACAAAAAGGTATTAAACTAGCAGGTGCAACACACGGTAATGGACAATTGACATTAAGATTTGAGAATCCAAAACAAGCAACAATGTTTAGAATGAAATATGACGAAAAGAAAATTTTTTGAATTACGTAACGGTCTTAAAGCAGTAGACTTTAGAAACAAAGACTACTTTGATAGAATCGATGATCATGAGAGATCATTGTATTCACCATACATGCTGATGAGATATGTTTCGAGCGTGTCATCGAAAGATCCTTTCTACGTTGAACACTATGTTGAGATGGTGAATGAATGTGTAAACAAACACTGCTTCACGCTTGGATCAAAACACAAGAAACTTTTATGGATACTGACTGCCATGTGTGGTGCCGAGGTACAACAGTTTCATCCGTGGATCAAACCAATGAAACGTGTAGCAAATAAATCTCTCAAAAAGTTAATGGAAATTTATCCAAGTTGGAAAGAATCAGATTTGGAAACACTGGACAAGATAATCACAGATAAAGAACTAGAGGAACTACTAGAAGCACATGGCATCAAAATTTAAATGCACCTACTGTGGCAAAGAGTTTACAAAAGAAAGAACACTGCAAGTTCATATGTGCGAACCCAAGAGAAGATATCTACAACGAGATGAGAAATGGGTAGTGAATGCATTCATGGTGTTCCAAAGATTCTATCAAATACATCAACACAATTCAAAACTAAAAACATACGACGACTTTGTAAGGAGTGCTTACTATAACGCTTTTGTAAAATTTGGTAGATATATCATGCATATAAATCCACTGTATCCTGAAAAATACATAGACTATGTTTTGAAGTCAAAGATAAAACTTGATCACTGGGCGAGAGATGACCTTTACGAAGCATACTTAATTGATGCACTTAAAACAGAGCCGGTTGAGGCCGCACTACAAAGAAGTGTAACCACA